TTGTAATCTACAACGTCATAGTGCAAATTTTGTGCAAAGTTATTCCTCTACAAGTTCTATTCTATACTTTTGCTTAATATCTGGATATTTTTCATGATCTACTTCACTTAAAAACATTTTTATAGGTCTTGCATAAACATTATTACTCCCATATAAGGCTTTATAGATTACTAAATCTTCACCTGTTTCTGTATGCTTTGCAACATCTAAAACTAAATAATCTTTCTCTTTTTTTTGAATTATTCTTTAATTCTAATTTTTAGAATCCGAATTATTTTACTCAATCAAATAATCACTTTTGCCATTGGCGTAGTTATTTCTAAGAACAAGTAAATTTAACTCTTCTTTACCTTCTTCATAATCAATAATTCCTATAGTTTTTTCACCATCTAACTCTTCTAGTTTCTTTATTAAATCTTTAATTTTCAATAATCGCACCCCATTTACTTCATAATATATTCAAACTTCTATTTTTTGAATTGTTCATTAAATCATCCTAATTTTTTACGAATTAACTCTAATTCTTCTGCTGTCATATTTGGATTATCTTTAGCATAAAAAATCTTTTTATTTTTACTAACTGGAAACTCCCTATAATAACATTTACCTTTATTCTCTATAGAATCATATTTGCATAATGCTTTCCAATATTCTAATTCTTCCTCTGTGCAATCTGCTCTAAAATGATTTTTCCCACTTCTTGATTCAACCCTATATCTTTTCATTGCTCTTCCTCCATATTATCTAAATACTCATTTAATGTAATTGGAGTAACTAAATCTTCATCTATATTAAAACTTACTGCCGTTAATTTCTTTCCTGCTTCAACTAACTCTTTATATTCCTGTTTTGGAATATTATAAGTTTTACAATCTAACTTAACACAACTATAAACTTCTGTTGGATTTCCATGTTCATCTTCTCCCCATCCAGCTTCTTTTTCTACTCTATAACATAATCTAATTTTCATTACTCTTCCTCCCTTTCATCTTAATGAATTACTTGCTACTCCTTTTTTTGAATTGTGCAATTACCTAACTTCTTCAAAGATTACTTCATCTAAGTCCAACTCTTCGTCACAACTATTGCATTTGAAT